GTTCGCTATTTTGGATTGTCACCATCTCAGGGCAACCAAGCCCAGGCATATGATGTTCCTTGTTGCAATAAGGGCACTTCCCTTCGGGTATCATCACTCTGCGTCCTCCAGGGCGGCTTGGTCATCAACTTTAATCCCACAAAGAGTTGTCACCATCGAGTAACTGTCCACCCGCTCTGACCATTTCTGCCGTATCCAGCGCACGGTGTTCTCCAACGCTTCTTCTGATGGAAACGCCTCTTGCTCCGAGCCAGCGTAATCATCTGGCGGGGTTGATATGATGGCAATTATAAGCTCAACCGTCTTTGTACTCATCGCTCTCCTCCAGGGCGGCTTGGGCTTCGCTACCCTTGCGGCCTATCACCCTTGACTCTCGGAGGTTTTGGGGGGCCAGGCGGTGAAGGTGCCCCCTTCGCCGCTTCCCTTATCTTTGGCCTTTCAAGTGCGGTGAAGGCCTGATTTTTTATGTTAGTGATGCGCTCCCGGTACTCCGCGATTTCCGCTTCCTTTTCTTCCAACGCCTCCTGCAACCGCTCGACCTCGGCCTCCAATGCTTCAATTTCGGGTAGGCTTCGAGCCTCCAAAAAACATCCGAAACAATGAAGGCCCTCGGCATCCTTCTTTATGCCTGCGACCCAGGCTTCCACATTATGATGCTTCTCGCAGGGATTACCCCAATAGCCCTTCTTGTACTCGCCTAGCTCGGCCTCCGCCGCCCCAAGGTCGTGGATGAGGTCGGCTAGGTGGGTGCGATAGGGGTTTATCCACCCCGCAATCATCGCAATATCTTCTGCCGTCAGCTTGCGCTCGGTCATGGGCGGGGCTCCTTTTTCTTAGGCCATCTAACTCTTACCTCGTCCATGAGCACTCCTCCACAACATGAAGGAGGAGAGTCTCCCTGCCTAACCATATGACCTGAGTGTATAAAACAACGAGGGCATTGGTGTGTGACGGTTGGGCGCATCACTCCTCCTCCTCCTTCACCGCCGCGATGAGTGCGCGGGCTTTGACACGAAAATCGTATGCTTCTTCGTAATCAGCCTCGACCATCTCCGCGATGTCTGCGGCTTCTTTAATCATCTCCATCGCCACGTCGCGGTCGCGCAGGAGGCGGCGTGCCGTATCGTTTGAGCAACCGGGAATCTCCATGTTGCCCACCCCAATATCCACAAATTCATCGAGGACCGCCTCAATGGAAGCTGCCTCCTTGTCGGTGACGGGCCTGTGTTCGCCCGCCGCTTCATCTCTCTCTCGTACGTGGTCGGTCAAGTCTCTAGTCATGGTTCCCGCCTCTCCATTTTATGCCTTATCAGGCACAGGGCAATCAAGAGAAGGGCGAAAAAACCTGCCCACTCTTGAGGCCACGTCTGCCACTCGTCTAAGGCCCCTCGACTATAAAACAACCATTGGAAGAAAAGCATTATCCCGTTCACCAGCAGAAAAACGGAGCAGAGAGCGATGGCTTTGTTCATCATTCCGGATTCTCCTAAAAGCTAACCCTGTGCCCTGTCTCGACTTTCTTTAGGCGCACAACCAGCTCGTTAAGAATATCGTTTTGAACTGAAACGGTCTTGAGTAAATAAAATTGGTCGTGGAAAAGCCAGAGGATAGATATAAGGACAAAAAGCCACGCCGCCCGAGTAAATATGGTTTTTAGCATCACGCCTTCGCCCCTATCTTTTCGAGGCCGTACTTCATCAGCCAATAGGCGTCGGCCTCGTCATGGCTAAGTGGTGAACACTTCCGGTCTTGGAGATAGGCTTCCATCATCTCTTCCTTCGAGGCGTTACCTCTGCCCGTGGCAAATTTCTTTACCGTTGAGTCTGCGGCTGTATCCACCGCAACGTCACGCTCCCAACAGAAGCGCAAGAGGAAGGCCCTGAAGCCCCCGAAGATTACCGAGGCGGCTGCGCCTGGTGCATGGATATGATAGAACAACGCGAATTCCCAAGGATGAGTAAGGTCATATAATTCGTCGAGCCATGCATCGAAAGCATCGAACAGGGCCCCATGAGGTTCAATCCCCTTAAAGCTGTGTTCTCCCGTCTGGACGATCTCGTCTTTTGCGTGCGCCCACCCGGTCATGGCCTTTCCGAGGTCGAACGCAATTAGGTTCATCACATCCACGCCACGATAGAGCCGTAGCCAATTCCGCACTTAGCACAGGTAGATTCACCACCCGACCCGTCCTCGAAGTAATGCGGCCCACCGCTCCAATCATGCTCCCCCTCTTTACATTTAGGAGGGCCACAAAACCTAATATCGACATCAGGATTACTTTCTTTTTTGCGCTCGGTCATGGGGTCGGCTCCTTCTTAGGCATATCGGTTTGGGGCATGACTCCCCTTCGCCATCTTTGGTTCGTCTCGTCTAACTTCAAATTGGTTATGCTTGCACCTTGGACATTCCCAAGCCGCACTTGGCGAAGCCCAAGCGTTCTTACAGCGTAAGCATTTATAAAGGAATAGGGTCATTGTGAATATATTCTTGTTCTTATCCATCACTCCCCCATTAGGCTCATCCCGCCACCAAATCAAATCGGCCACGATGCCAGCCAGAGCCCTCATCGCCTTCTAGCTCTATGTCGTCGTTCTCATAAAAGCCGATAATTGTGTAAATTTTGTTGGGCTGCAATACTCCAATAGAGCCCGCAGTCTCCATGCACTCAATTTTATCCCCGACCTTCCAAGATGGCTCAGTTCTTGGAACTTCGCAATTCTCACAACTCATAACGCCCCCTCCTCCGCCGGGGAAGGGCCGGGACTGGATCCCGACCCTCGACCACTCCAAGAACACAAGCCTCGACTCGGAGCCCCGGCTATAGCAAATTCTTTTGGCCTGCGTCCGCTGTGGACTTCAACTCGTCCATCATCCTGGCCCGAACCGCGTTGAACTCGGCCTTGTCTTTCCCTTTCAGCCCGTTCCAGATGTCAACGCTCTCGTTGATAATGGCCGACAGATCGGCGACGGTCTCGGCAGACTCCATCTTAAACATCAGGGCCTCTAGGCCCCCGTTGCTCGGCGCCTCTTTTTTCTCAGCGGCTTTCGGGGCCTCCTTGGGCTTTGCCGCCGAGCCCGTTCCGCTTCTGTGCCGCTCGATCCATTGCTTGAGAAGGGTCTGCGGCAGGAGTTGGCGGATGGCGTTCCTTTGGGCCTTACTGATGGCCTTCTGCTCGGCGAATTCGTCGTCCAGGAACTTGCCGCTTCTGAGGCTCATGCGACGTTGCTGCTTGGAGTGGCCGATCCTCACCGAGCCGGTCTTGATGTCCTTGGCTTCGATTGTGACGGCGACGTGGGTTTTCGTGAGCTTCATTATCATTTTTTCGATGGGACACACTATGCCACCGTACTCCCGCGACGCCTCTTGGATGCCCATCCACGAAAGGCCCGTCACCTTGCGCCCGCCCGACTCGAACTCGTAGACGAACTCCTCGATGTAGCGACCCTCTAGGGCCTCTACGATTTGCGCTTCGTCGCGCCTCTCCATGACGAGATACATCTCAGCGTCATGTGCCGGGGCTTGCTTGTCGTTTTCCTCGGGTGCCGGCGCGACTATCTCTGGCGTTTCAACCCCGGCCATCGGACCTTCTTTTTCCTTGCTCATGACTCCTCCTCCTCCTTCTTTATTACTTCTAGGCCATCGTCAACGGCTTCCATCGCTCTTGACAGGTCCTCCTTTGCCTTGCTGAGAGAATATTTGGTCACAACCAAGCCGTTCCTTTCTGGATACATAATCCGAATGAGCAACCCGTCGAAAGCGTTTTTAGTGTGATGTATGGCATCGTGCAGACAATCATTGGCCTTGAGATGGCGCTCGCTCATTCCTTCACCCTCCCCCCAAAATCTTTTTCGCACTCGGCGAAGTATCCGCAATACTTTCGAGAACAGAGAGTGCTCTGCCTATTTGGGACAAAATGCTCAAGCTCGATCTGTCGAGCCGTGAGCGCAATCATGTTCTTGAAATAAGTGTAGTCACTCTCGGTGAAGCTAACCGGAACAGGCACGACCTTGGCCGTCTTGGTTTTCACACAGTAATCCACCACGCCGCCCTTGGTCGGCTCTCCCGTCCTGGCCGCCGTTGCCATAGCGTATGCGGTCATTTGAACGAAGTGATGCGGCTGTGGCTGTGGGTTGCCAGATTTGACACCTGGGGGGCTTTTGCCCACCACCTTGGTGTCCCTGATTATGTTACCCGTTTGCTCAACGTCGGGCACGATGAGTAAGTCATAGTCGAAATTGGGGATTTCCAGCCGCACCTTTTGTTGGGTGGCGACGGGCTGGACGGTGGGAGCAATCTCATCTTGATACACTTTAATTACCCTCACGCCGTCGTCCTTTACATCCCCGACCTTTTCATCCTTGCCCCATTGAGTTTCACCCTTGCGGGCCTCGAAGTCGGTAGAGAACGCGTCCAGGACATCGTCCGTCGGCAGATCGGCAGCAGACTCGATCTTCTGCTCGTAGTTGTGGGTGATCCCCGTGTCCACGGCAGAGCCTAAGCTCATGGCCCCGCTCGGCGGCACTACGAGTCCGCAGACATAGCGGTAATACCATTGGGCAGAGCACCGTTGCATCATCAGGATTTGAGACGGCGACAGATGGGGTCTCTTCTCGTTCGTTTCCAGCGCAACCACTTGCAATCCTCCTCGTAGGTGGGAGCGGGCAGGATTGGCCGATCAGATGGCCGCTAGGGCACCCGCCCCCGCACAAAGGGCCTAGCTATCCTCCCCTCCCAACTTAACTTTCCATTGGCCCACCTCGTCAATCACCAAGGGCTTCTCGGGGCAGACCAACCGCTTCCTCATCTTTACCCTTTCGGGCAGGGCTTCTTGCGCGGGGAGGAGCTCAGGAACCTCGACCATCTGGCAAGCCTCCAAGAAGCCGCCCTCAATCTCGATCCTTACACCGTTAAGATTGCCGACCATCCTCATAGCATCATTTTCCCATTCGTATTGATGGGACTCGAAGGCTATACCAAGCACTTTGGCAAGGTGTCGAGTGACGGCCTCTAGTTCCTTTTGATGGCCCGCTGCCATGTAAAGGTCAACTCTGCCGGATTCAAGCCGATGCCAGACGGCGCCTAGATGTTCTTGGTTCGGGTAGGCCCACAGGGACCTTTCCATCTTAACCCTTGCGTCAAGCACATCTATTACCTTGTTTATCTCCTTGCTGAAAAATTCCTCATCTCGAAACTTCACGGGTCAATCCTCCTCCTCCTTTCGCGGCCAACTCACGATCCACATATCCCTCGTAGCACTTATAAAGGTACTTTTCTTTCTCGTCGGGGAATTGCTCAACAAAGTCCTCATACAGCTTTGATATGTCCTCCGAGTCGAAAGCCCTAGAGAACATCCGCGCCCTCAACCAAGACAGCTTCACGGGTCAATCCTCCTCAAAAAGAAGCACTAACACCCCACCCACAATCAAAAGAACAACGATGACCAGCACGACGGTTAGAATGTCAGCCGAGCTAACAGTTATCATCTATTTCTCCGAAGGCACGACTTTTTGCTCTTCAACAAACCGGTCCAGATCGGAGGGGTAATATAAGATTCTACCACCCCATTTGACGTAGTTGGGCCCCTTGCCCTTGGACCGCCACCTGTTCATGGTATCGACAGAAATCTTCCACCCCTTGGCTTCAAGGTAGGCGGCAGCGGATTTTACTCTGAGGGGATTTTCGCTCTGATTGGCCACGTTTCCTCCTTGTTACTAATGTAGCTTTTTTGGCTCGGCTTGTCAAGTCCCGATTGGACAAAAAGAAAGGGCCAGCTAGGATGCGCTCTAGCTGGCCCACGCCCGAAGAAAAGATGCTCTCACGATTAGCTTAAATATAGCAACCCTGGGCCTCGCGGTCAACCCTTAGTGCCGAAGTAGAAAGCGTTGACGCTGGCGACCACCAGCCACCACTCGCCGGGGATTTCTATCTTGTCGAGAATCATCCAGGCCGTCGAGGCCGTTGCTACAATAGCGAGGATCCCTCGAACCCACGGCGGTAGCCAAGTTTGAACTTTGGGCCTCGGTGCGGGCGGTTTCTTGTTCTCAGGGGGCACGTTAGCCGCCGGTGCCGAGAACATGGCCACGCGATGAGTCAACGAGGTTCATCTTTTCGATTGTCCAGGGGACGATTTTCTGGTTGATCCAGAGCCACATTATCAGGGCGGCTCGGTCAACCATCGCCCTGGTGTAGCGATACCCGTCATCGTACATATCGGGGTCGATGAAATCGTCGCCGCGCACCATCTCGGTCATCGCGCCGTCCTCGTTCTTGAAGCCGGTCGGCAACCAAGGGAGGTCAGGTGAGCCATCGGCCAGCCAACCGTCTACGGTGAAACTTTCCACGACGGCCTTCGCCACGGTCCCGCAATCTTCCTTGATAGCGATGGCCTTGTCGGCCATGCTCACCCCGTCAGCTATACTTTTCAAGTCCAGCGGGGACTCGATGCCGAAGTGGTGACGGGCGAACTCTTGGCTGTGACCCCACCCGACGAGCAGTAGGTTCTCTACGGCCTCATAAGCCGTGCTGAATGTCGGGTGGCCGATGGTGGCGGCGTGTAGCTCCTTCTCAAGCAAGAAGCTCCCGAACCAATAGCGCAACTTGGACTTGGTGATGTGGACGAAGCCCTGGTTGTAAACATTTCTGTATCTTTTGATGAGTCCCGTCGCCATGAAGATGTCGGCGTAGTTTCTGGTCATCCTCGTCACCACGGGGCCGATGTGGGCAAGGTAGATTTGGCCCGCACCGTTGTCGCCCTCTGGCGCAGGACGCCCAGCAAATCCCTGAGTCATTGGGTCGTAAGCCATTTGTCACCCTCCCAAGTTAGAGTTTGTGCATGTCGAGCTCCCCGCCGCATTCTTCGAGGTACTCTTGAATGTCGCCGATGGTTTGAGCTTCTAGCTCCCCCATCCGTTCCATTGTAACAGGCGAGGTCGCCTTTGCCAAGAAGTAAGAATACATAATAAGGTTCATCAGCCGGTCGTCGTCTAGGTGGAATTGCGCGACTAGGCCCTTGTAGGTCACGGCCATAAAGCTATGGAGAATCTTTATGCGGTCGCGCCTCTGCCCATCGTCCTTCCACATCTCCGGACAGCCGCAATCGTTACACTCGCCCATCAGGCCCCCATCATCTTTCGCGCTTCAATGTGTTCTTCATCGAACTTTCGATGTGGCTCTGCTAGCCGGCGCTTCAATCTCTCCGGTCCAGTTTCCCACGATTGCCGTCCCAAGCCCAAGCCTTTCTTCTTGGACAACGCCCAGTACCGCCAGAGGGCCATCGGGGACTGCCGCCCCAAGCACGAATGATATTGGATGCCCCACTTCAAATACCTGTCGGCATCCTCTTGTGTCAATTCGTCTCCGAGGTAGAAACAACGATGCGTAGCATAGTGGATGTCGTGTTCGTAACAGACATCCACATGTATGTCCAATACGCCCGAACACCCATCCGAGCGTATGTACTCTGCTTCCCCCCGAACCTGGTCAGCATAATCTATACCGTAGAAGGGCGGGTTCTCCCATCGCTCGATGTAGTCTTTATATCGCTGGACACTCATTTCTTCGGCTCCAAGTGCAAGTGGTCGCCTTCGTTTATTACCTCTAGGTCTAGGATGGGGGCCAGCCTCAATATCTCAGCCCTGTCTTCGTCGGTGTCTGGAATAACATCGAGGCCCCTTCCGCACAAGTGCCATGAGTTGCCGACGCCGCCTACTTTCTTATTTCGCTCGGGGCTCCTCCACCAAGACGTAACGCTGAACCTTGCCGACATCTGTAGTTCTCGAATCGCAAGGCAGAACTCTAAATAAGTCATTCCCTAACCCCCATCGTCGCTCATGGTTTTCCCGCCGCGCCGATTATCCAAAGTGCTCTACCGATGATCGCCATTAACAGTCCATAAACGACCTTCGGTAGCCAGTTGATTTTTCCAAGAGCCACCCTGGTTTCTTGCCCGTCCTCCCGCAGACCGTCTATCGCCGTCCATATCTTTCCCTGTCCTTCTTTTATCTCGCCCACGTCAGCTTCAATGCCCTCAACCTTAGTGGCCGTCTTGATAATTTTGTCTCGCAAGTCTGGGTCCATCATCGCCTCCGGACCAATTCTTTTAGATGCTCGAATCTACGCGGGGAGCCGCCCGCTGGGAGGCCACCGCGCGCTGCCGGGGGGCGAGCCTCCAGCCGCGAAGGGAAGGGTGGCGTCGGCCTTGTGCTGAGTGGTGGGGCCTCACCCTTTTTTCGCTTCTCCATGTGAAACAGGAAATTCGCAATATCTCCCTCGGCCGCTTTTTGAAGGTCTTTCCAAATGAGCCATTCCCAAGGGAAGAAAATCTTTATGCTCCGCCACGCTTTCTGTAACTCCCGATCTGCTTTCTTGAGTTCTCCGCCGTAGGTAGCGGCACCCGCCAGAATAAGATGATACAGGGCGCCGGGCAATGGGGCAACCCCCCTGCCCGCCAATGCCACGGCGGGGCCAAAGGCCACCATCGCAGGGATATTGATCCCCGTGACTTCTTTAATGATAAACGCAAGCACGGCTACTGCTGCGAATCGGCCAACTTGCGGGGCGTTTTTAATCGGGCTCTCTAAAAGAGTGTGGAGATAATCAATGTAATAAAGCGGCCAAGACATATACCAAGTAAACGGCCTCAGCGCCCCCGTCTGGATTCCCGGCATATCAATGCCGTAGCCCCATTGGGTTTGCCAAGCAAGCGCGTTGCCCGCCGCGATTGCTTCTTCGTGTGACTCACCAGCAAGGCGGCTTTTTCTATAGCCAGCAAGAACGGCTGTTTTTACACTATTAAAGTCGATTTTTCGATAAAGAAACATCCCCGCCCTTTTCACCTTGTCGGGGTAAATGCTCGGTAGGTCTTTTGTAAAGTCCTCCATGAAGAAAAGCTCTCTGGCCTTGACGACTATGCTCTCGTCTATAATGTTCTGGCCTTCGGTCGTGCTGAGATTCTTCTTGGCCCAAGAGAAGGGTTCGCCCCCCGCCTCAATCCATATTATATGCTGCTGTATTGCGTTTCTTGTGACCAGCCTTATGCGAAAGGCCATTGCTCCCTGGAGGTGTGCTTCGTGCAAGGAGCCGGTTATCTGTTCCCAAGCACGGTCGTTCAGGTTAAGACCAATTTTTTCCCCGAGGCTTTTAAGGCTTTGATTGAGAGATTTCTGCGCTTCCGTAGGTTGGGCAAGGACTTGGTGCTTGAGCATATCGTCAGCGATTCTTCTCCTTGATGGACTTAATTTCGCCAGCTGCGGCTCTATGTCAACTATCATGGGGTTATAATACTTCTCATTTATATTAGTGCGGATGTAGGCTTTGGCGGCATACCAAATGTCTCTCTCTGGCCCCGGCATATCGCCGGTTCGTTGAAGCCTGTGGATGTTCTCTATCTCTTGAGGCGCGAACTTTTTTACCTCCCAATCTTCCACGAAAGGTGCGCGGCGAGGGGCAAATTGAAACACATAATTTTCATGCTCGAACTCCACGAAAGCCTTGTCGAAGAACTCCACGCGCATTATTTTAGCCGCCGCCATCTCATCGGGCGTGAGCTTGGGGTCTACGGGCTTCCCGTCTAGGAAATCAAATATTCTCCTCCTTGATTCGGCTCTCACTTTATCCCGCGCCTTAAAGACGGAGGGCCTGAATTGTTTTAAGGCTCGCCGCAGGACCGCGTTATATCTGGCCCCCGTTTGAAGTGACCCGGTCTTGGCTTCAAGCATCCGGAAGATTATCTTATTGCCAACGCTTCTGCGCTTTGGCTTGAGGTATCTATAAAACCATCCAACGGGCGCTTCCAGCGCAGGGTCGAGTTCAAATTCCTCGATGGAGGGTTCTCTTTTATCAACATCAATTGCCCCGGTCTTTTTCCGTAGCAGGGGCGTTTTTCCAACCTCGGCCATAGACTTTCTGAATTGAGGGTCCTCTATGCTCGACAAGACATTATCTATTTCCTCTTCCCCAAACCCGGCCTCTCTGAGTTCCTTTCTAACTCTCTCGATAGCGATCCGTTGCACTTCGCCAAACTCAGCCGCCGCACCAAGGGGCCGAGGGAACCTTTCAGCTTTCTTTTTCGTGAAAAGCCCTCTCTTCCTAGAAACAGGTCTGAGGTCTGCTTGAGCATCAATAATAAGAGCTACGACATCATCCTGAGTTGAGGCAAAAGGATCCGTGGCGGGCAGGTCTGGTAATAATCCTTCCTCAACAAATGCCTCAATGAGATTATCCAAGATGACGCCGCCGCCCTTAGCATTGATGAGGGATGGGTGAATATCCTCCCCTACACCTGCTATGTCTATATCTCTCTTGTTGAGCCGGCCAAGTCGGCGAATGGTATCTCTAACCAATTTGCGCTGTTCCTTTGTCTCTCCTTCCGTAACAAGTTTGAGTTCCCGCTCCGATTCTATTCTTGCCCGTTCCTCTACAGAAAGTTTCTCAAGCTCTAGCGCCTCGGCCTCCTCAATCTCCAATTGCTCTGGAGGCAAAGGCTCGACGGGTTCCAGAGCCTTTATCCGCTCCTGCTGTTCGACCTCGGGCGTCAGCGGTCGCTTGAAGGGCTCCTGTCGCGGGGTGCCTGGGACAAGGGCTTGCTCCCCTGCTGGCGTTATCTCTGTGCGGGGCGCCAGCTCGGGCGGCTCCGCAACAAAGGTGCTCGACACATCACGAATCCCTACGCTCTGCGCCTCGATTAGTTCTTCAAGGACCGCCTTTTGCTTCTCGAACTCAGCACCCTTGGAGCCCTCGACTACCTCCACTTGGCGGTCGATGGCTTCCTGAATGGGGACGGTGTCGGCGGCGGCGGGCTCGGCCTCTGCGGCTTCGATTTGTTCAACCCACCTCTTTAGAAAAGCCTCTCTCGAAAGAGCGGGTTCGGCTTCTTCGGGGGGCGGGGGTTTGTCAATGGGGGGAAGCCCTGCCCCCTCCAGGTCTAATTTTCTTTCCCGTATTTCCCGCAATTCTTCAACGGTTGGCTCGGTTTCACCAAGTCCAAACACCAATCGTTCCTGTTCAGGAGTTAAGTCTCCAAACCTTTCCTGAAGTTCCTCAGAGGCCCTATCGGCTTTTTGGGGGTCGAGAGAGGTATTGGCTATTCTTTCAAGACGTTCATAGTCTTTAGCGCCCTGTTCGCCGAATACTTCCACCAAGCCTTCTTTGTCTGCTAATCTTCTTGCTTCTATGGCAACATCAAGCTCCTCAACCGTCATTTGAGATGCGGTCTGTTTCTCCAAATCTTCCAAGCCAGGAACCCGCTCCGTGGGCGGTATAACCTCTGCTGGCACCACGGGCGCGGCCTCTTGGGCAAACTCCTCGGACGGGAGGGTGAAGGCCCGCTCCTCGGGAACCTCTGCGGCCCGCTCTATTAAGGACGTTTGCTCCTCGACGGTGAAAACCTCATCGGCCCCTCTTTCCGTCACGAATGTTGTGGCATCCTCTAGGCCAACCTCGCCCTCATCAACCGCTCTAAGCAGGTCGGTAAATTCCGGGTCGAGTAGCTCGGAGGCCGCAAGGCGTTCTTCAAAGTTGGGTATCTCCGGTGCCTCTTTCACTTCTAGGTCCAACCGGAGGAGCTCTTCTTCGGCGGTCCTCGGCCTCTTGGCTGTTGCTTCTCGCGCCGCTTGGAACCTGGCCTCTTCTTCCGCTATCTTGGCCTCAACCGTGGGGGGTATCCTTCGGGCTCTTGGTGCTTGCTCTTTTAGAAGCCTCGACCTTTCACTAAAAGGAAGGTGGGTTGTCCGGCCCATTATCAGGGCGAGGAAGCCGGTCATCAGGGCGTGTTGGACGGTGCTCTCCGTGTCCTCTCCGGTGAGAGCAGAGATTGTCGCACCAAGGCCGGTGCCAGCACCGAACCTGGCCGCGCCCGCACGAGCGGGACGCAAAGTGCCACCGACCCGACCCGTTATCGGTAGCATGAGCCCCGTAAGCGCCGCCCTAGTAAGGCCAAGAAGGTCAATCTTTCGCCCCGTCTGGGCTTGGTGGAGGGCCATGAAAACCAACATAGCCTGGACGCTTCTCCCAGCGAGTGTCGCAGAAAGACCCGGCAGGGCCGCCACGACGGCTTGGTGGCCTATTATCATCAGCGGTATGGTGCCAATGAAGGCACCAGCACCAAAGGCGACCTGTTCAGCGAAGGTATCGCCGCCCTCCACCAACGGTGTCTCAGCTAATTGCTCCTGCAATTTCGCAAGCGGGTCGTCGTCTGTGAAGGGAGCCGTCACTATTGAATAGATGCCAGCGGCACCAATCATCCACGCATAGAATGTGCCATGAGCAATCTGGCCAGCGATCCCCCCAAACGGCTTCGCTCTATATGGCTCCGTACCCAAGAACGCCAATTCTGCGAGCCTTTCCGCTTCCGTTTCTTCGGCAGACATGAAGGGCGATTGTATCTGAGAAACCTCCGTTTCGTCCCCCTCTGGCAGGGGATCGCCCTCGACTTCCCCTAGCCCTAGCTCGCCCAGGGTGCGAATAAGTTGCCTTCTCTTGGAGGGGGCCTTTTTAATAAGGTGGACTTGAACGCCGTTGTCCTTGGGCACCGCCTCAGCCCCCATGCGCTGCCCGGTGATGGTATCTATGAGTTCGCCTTGTTCGTTCTCGACAAACCTATTGGGGTGGTCAGGGGCCTTGTAAGTGGAGGCTCCGTGTTGCTGGCCCGTAGCGGGGTCGGTCTGTGGAACCATCCCCGACAGGAACGCCCTGCGGTAATCGTATTGCTGGCGGTGGTCGTCGGGGTCGCCGATATTAGGATTGGCGGTGCTCATCCATTCTTGGAACTCGGCTTCCTGCTCTGGCTCCAAGGAAATGTCGGTCTGCCTGGATGGGACAAGGCCGCGGCGGCGAAGTTCTTGAAGTGACTCCAGCTGTGCCTTCGGGAGCTCCCCGCGCCTCTCTAGCTCAAAAACAGAATTAGTCCTTCGCGTCACATCGGGCGTGAGCGTCTCATTATAAACATCCCAATCGAAGGGGATTGTTCTTTCTAGTTCGGCCATTACCTTAGGCCCGCTTGTCGCAGGTGAAACTCCTTAGACCTCTGTGAGATGGGCTTGCTCAACTCCTCTTGGGTCGTGGGCTTGGGGGGCTTCGTTCCTAAGAGCTTCTTGCCCTTCGGTGCTGGCTTCGGGAGCCGAATAAGTGCGTCTGCTTTCTCAAGGAGGAGTACATTAAGTGCTCTCTCCTTTTCTTCCCCTCTTAGAAGAGGGGCGAGCGCACCAATGGCCCCTTTATGAAAGAAATCGCTTGCAATCCTCCTGGCTCTCCCCAGGAAGCTAGGGGTCTGAAATTCAGGGTTCTCCGCGAGGACCTCCTGCGTAACCTGGGCAATCTCCTCGAACGTGAGTAAGTAGGATGGAACAAACTCCTCCTTCGGGAACATCCCTGCCGCCGCCAGCCTTTCCATTTCGCCTCTAAGTTCCACCTTTTCTTCAAAGGAAAGGATTATCTTTCTGCTTTTGACTTTTTCCCCTTTGGCGTTTGTTGTTGTAATGGGGGTTGACCTTCCAGCGACCCTAGACCTAAACCGTACCAAGTCACCCTTGAGCCTTTCTACGTTTCTCGTCTTTAGGAGGGCCGCTTGCCTCTTGTCAAACCGTTCCTCTGCCCGAACGTCTATCTTTTCGCCCCTAGCCGTTCGCCTCTCTTCCTCGGCCACCCCAATCCTCTTCTTGAGGTCAATGTTTGTTTCCTCTACGCCTCGCGGGGATAGTCCCAATGCGGCGGCTTCGAGGTTGAGGTCCTCCGTTCTCTTTGTTTTCCTAGCTTCCTTCCCCGTCTCTACCTTGCGCGCTCTTTCTGCTTTCACTATCCGACTTTGGTATTGTTCGGGCGTCTCGTTTTTCCTGCGGAACAAGTTTACATCCCTGCCCCGCTTATCGAGGCCTCTGAATAGTTCCTCGGCCGTAATTCTTTTAGCGTATTGAGGGTTTGTCTCACCTTCAAGGCGTGGCACCCCAATAGCGCCCCCTTCCAAGTTGAGGCGTCTCGTGTTGGTTTCTTTGGCAAGGAGGCCCCGCTGCTTTACTTTGGTTTCCTGTTCCTTTTCCCTAATGAGTCGAGGAAGGTCGCCAGGGCGGCCCTTGGTTTCAGCTATTGCTTCTTCGGGTATCCCCGCTTCGCGGGCGCTAAATATCCTTTTGGTCCTCAATTTCGCCGATGGTAATTTTCTCTCAATGTCTACGGCGGGCAATCCTTCCTCTAGCCCGGCGGCTTCGGCCTCACCACGGCGGGCCGCGTCCTCAAGCCTACGGGTCCTCTCGCGCTCGGCTCGCCGCTCACGCCGATCCTTTTCCCGTTGGCGCTGCGCCTGTATATTGGCAACCGTCTGGAGCGCCCTCGTTACCTTTTCAGCGAAGCTAGGCATTTATTTATGCTGTCGGGGGCGCTAGTGGAAAGAGGCCACCGGCTCCTGCGCCACCACCGCCACCACCGCCGGTGCCCATCTTCTGCATGGCTTGCAACAGAACCATGAGGGCCGCGAAGTCGCCAGCCGACTCACCGCCCGCCTGAACGGCCCCGGAAAGCCTATTGTCTACGGGCTGAACCGGGCCGAACCTCTGTGGCCCCATGCCAGCGGTGCCTATTCGTGTCGCGCCAGCAATGCGCCTCTCATGGGGGGCTTGCTGTGTCTGTATGAAGTTCTGGAGCATTTGAACGAAGGTCTTATCTCCAATCAGCGACATCACATCCAAGAGGTCACGTTGGGCCTCGTCCTCTCTCCTTAGAAACCCGCCCGTCCTCTGAAATCCGAACTTCTTGGCCGTCTCCGACCTCTGCGCCCTGCCACGACCGGCCTGTTTTAATACAGGAGCCGATGAAATCCGCGTGGTCGCACCAGAAAGAGCCCTGCCCGTCGCGCTGTCAAGAAACCTAGTGAAGTCAGGTCGGCCCCCAAGTCCAGCCTCTAAAGATTGAAAGCTCGACAACGCCTTCCCAGGGTCGAATTGGGGAGTGGGTAGGGGCGCAGGAGCACTTGGGGTCTTTTTCAAAAGAGCACCCCCGATGCCGCCAGCGGCACTTAGGGCGGCCATCAGAGCAAGCATCGTCCCACTAATCGGCTCGGCTAAGATAACGCTGCGGGGGTTTTGTATTTGGCCCCACACGCTCTCCTCGACCCACTCGGCCCATCTCTCTTTCCAGCCGTTCCAGAAAGCCCTCAAGAGCTTTTTAACTAGCGACAGCATCTTTAATTCCTCCTGATAGGGGGGTTGGGTTTACATCACCCCCGTAAACAAGTTCTCGTAGAAATCTGCGAGACCCGTTGGCTAACTCATCATACTCCTCGTCCGTCAAACCAAGGGCATCAGCAACCTTCCGCGACCTGCACATATCGGGTCGGGTAGCATAGATGGAACACCTATTATCCTCGGTTAGCTTAGGACACCTCTCAAGTCCGGTAAAGGGGTTATTCACCGTGCAACAGGCCCCGCAACCCTCACACTTATAGGTTATTACCATTACTCAATCCCTATGGTGTCCCAATAGCCGAGGGTGTTGATTATAACGGTAGTGGTGTTCGCATCCTCAACAGCCATATATTCCATTTGAGAGTTACTATCCACCAGAACCGTACACTCTCCAACTACTCCATCGGTGCTACCATCTCCGGATTGGGCCTCCACTCCAATGCAAAACTCGTCCTCGTTGGCCGTAGTGTCGGAGTCCCCCGTGGGACGTACCAGACCACCAAATAGAAAGTTGCCCTGGTCCCCATCAGAAGCAACCCTTAGACGAACCAAGGCAAGCGTAGTAGGTGGTGCGGTCAGGGTGCCCGTCTCTGCGGTGTCGTTTGTGATAGTGTTGTCGTCAACATCCTTAATCGGGTCATCCCACCTGAAATACCTTCCAACCCGAGTAAAGTTGATGATATTGTTTCCTGAGCCTGTCCGGACATATCCGATTATCCTAAAGGTGCAATTGGTGTACCCCGACGGGCAATTCATCGAAGTCGCTATCTTATTGTAATACCCGCCTATGGCCGTCCCGTCGCTTTTCTGGACAACCAAAACTTCGTACCAGGTGTCGGCCTCGGCATCATTTGTGACATCATCGTTGTCGTCCATCCCGTTAATGCCTTGGGTATCTATGGCGGCTGTGAGCGTGGCTGAAACGGCAAGGTTGGTCGAGTCCGTTGAGTCGGTGGCACGCCCTACAGCTATGTCAATATCGTGGGCTGTGTCGCCCGCAGCATTGGATATGCCAAGGCCGAATAAATAGCCCTGGAGGGCCACACCGACGACAGGCGTTCCCTCAGAGCCGCCGCCGTGGTCATGCCCACCACTTGTGAAAGCAATCTTGGACTCACTTATCGCGGCGGTGGCAGAGATGTTGACGTTCTCTATCCCGCCGTTGATAGTGGCTTCGAGCGTGGCCCGAGGGTCGTTAATCGAAGAAGCCGTGATGGTGTCGCCCGTCGAAACCCTACCAAGGCTTATTGTGCCCGCCAGCGCCTTTGAGCCGACGAACCACGCCCCCACCAAGGCAAGGACCGCAATTGCTAACCGCTTACTCGGTTTCATCATCTGGCTCCTCAAGAGCACTCCGCTCGGCCTCGTCAAAGTCGAAAGGCTCTACCGGCTCGATAGGGTCGAGGGTCGTTATCGGCTCTCCCCGTAAGAGTTTTTCAAGGACCACACAGTTCATCCTCATGCTATCCAAGATAGCTACGAGTGCAATTCTTGGGATTTCCACGGTTTCGCCCATTACTCAATCCCCCGAAGCCTTTTGATCCGGCGTCTCTGGTCAAAGATTAGCTTTGCGGTTTCGCCTATTTCCCATTGAACCCTCACGGCCTTATAGTCCGAAGGCTTTTGGATATATTCGTTCGTCATCTGGATTATGAAGTTGAGCCTAATCTCTATATCGGCATCAGCCCCGTTCAGCCTCCTCGTCGCCCTGGCTACTTCCTCCTTGGTTCTTCCAAGGTCGCCCGAAGCGTAGGCTTCCATCATCTCCCGCTTGAGCTTCTCGTAATCGGCCCGGAGCCCCCTGGTGGCCGCATGAAGGGTGGCCTTGTTCAAAATAGGGGTGTGGGCCTGAGCCGTCCCCGGGAAGAGGCTAAAGACAAAAAGGCTACCAAGTAGAAATCGCAACCCTTTATTTAACATGTTTCCACGTCTCCCCTGTTCTTGCTTCACTTATGGTAGACGAGCTAACTCCATAAATCTTCATCAGTTCCACACCGCTTCTCTTGTCCAGGCGAATTTCCTTAACAATTTCCTCCGTTAGTTTTGCTGATGGACGATGTTCCCCTCGTGAAACACGCCCTGGATGAAGCCTCAACCCATGTCGTTCCCCAGAAGCCATGCGGCCCTTTGAAGCAGCATCTTGAATATTATCTTTCTGCGTGCCCACAAATAAGTGAGACGGATTTACACAGGGCGGATTGTCGCAATGATGGCACACAAACATTCCCTCGGGGATTGGCCCAACCTCCATTTCATAAGCTACTCGATGCGCCCCTGCCTGTTTGCCGTTAAGCTGGAGCGTGCCATATCCACCACCTGTCTTATTCAAGGTTCCTTTCCAAATCCAACAGCTGTCCCGGTCTAGAATATTCACTCGTGACCAAAATCGGTTTTTCATAAATCACCAAGTGCTGTGCGCTATGCGGCGCCAAGTGTTATCCGCGGTACAAAGATATAAATAACTTGAATCATAGGTCCAATCTCCCTGGTTGCCCGAATCCGTCGCGCTTGACGGAGTCCTCTTCACGGCGGTTGGATTAAGGAACATCCGTGATATCTCATCAAGCTCCCTCCTCAGCCCAGGGATATCCGGAAATTGGTGTCGCGGCGTAAAGGTTCTCCTTACCATCAGGACGTGGCCTCAACGTAGGGGATGTATCCATAGAGCGTGAACTTCTCATTGAGGCCATTCGTTCTGAAACGATACCTAATGGCCTTTCCGTAAGAGTTGGTCGGCACCTTTCTCGGGACGGCCCCAAGCGATCCTATCACCGCCGTTCCGACTATCGCCGTCCCGACTATCGCCGAGTCCGGCGCAAGGTTAATTGTCTTCTGGAGGCCAACGCCATCTTGGAAATCAACCATGTGATTTACTTGCAATAACCAATCCCCGACATTCCTGGTAATAACATCCATCTCGGGGAAGTGCTTAAAGAGGTCCATGCGTCCGTGTGTGTGCCACCGGCTGAACCAAAAAGAGTCGATAGCCGCCCCGTCGTCGCTCGCCCCGCTGTCCTGTTGAAAGACTATCCCACGACGGCTTATGGTGAACGCCTCACCAGCGGCGACAGCACCTTCGGTGTAGCTGGTTAGCTGGAGAGATGTGGCTCCCGCAACCGACGTAACTACAAAAGCCGTACCCGTAGAAGTAGGTATGAAGTCGTTTCCCACCATGCTCTGATCGAAGGCGGTGCCGCTCCCCGTCACCACACCACCAGCACTTATGGAAACCGTCCCTGTTACATAGTCGGGCTTGCCAGATGAGGTCAGGATTACCCTCTTATCGTTGCTGTCCCTCCCGACCACTATCGCCCTAACGTCGGCGTCGCTGTAGAACCATTGGCCCAAGAAAAGACCGCTCCCTCTTCTGGAAACAGGGTCAATGTCAATCAGCTTCGTACCCCAATAATAATCGAGGGCCAAGGAGTTGTACGAGTCTCCGGCATCAGGAGCAAAGAGCATATATTTCTGCAATTCGGGGTCAACCCCGGCCACGGCCCCTGCAATCTGGGCCTTGTTAAGGCCGCTGAAATCGGTGTCATCGCTTCCGAATAGGACGCCAGGAATCTTGACGCCTATCTTTTCTAGCCTGTATTGGAGGTCGAACTTATAAACCATCCCGTCTGTGCCTAGAAAAACAAATGCGTTCTCGCCGGGAAGGACCTTGATTGTCTGGAAGGAGAGCGTTCCCATGTCCCCGACGCGCCTAATCCAAAATGGCGTGACCGCATCACCCGTATAAAGAATGGCGAATATCTCCTCCTCGTTGAGGACGAAGGCTACATCGCCCATAACCACGCCGCCTTTTGGTATGCTACGGCCTGGAATCTGGACGAAGTTATTTGCCTCGCTCCAAGAAGTCGCACCCGCAACGTCGAGGTCCTTAGAGTGCTCAAATCTGAAGTCCTGGTCTGTGGCGGTCATGGGGCCTATAAACACCCTGTCGGCAAGGGTGAAGCATAGTTGGCCCTTTGGCAGATCGGCATCGTCTGATAGGTCGGTAACGTCCCCTGTTTGCGGGTCGTATTTCTGGGGGGCGTCCACGCCATTAGTCAGCGCAAGATATATTCTCGTTCCTTCTACGAAGGTCGTAGAGGTCCACACCTTGTCGGCCGTGAATCCCGCCCTCTTGCTCGTCCACGTCCCTGTTTTAGAAAGGGCAGAGCCCAACCATATTGCATCATCGGCCGTCTTTAGTAGGTGTCCAGCCCCCGTCTCATCGGTGAAATAGTGGAGGCTGTAAATGTCAAGACCGCTGCCGTTCCTTGCGGTGTTGTACCTATCCCGCCCCTTCCTCGTAGATATATGGTCGCCGAAGAAGTCCACGTTCCTGCAATTGGTGGACTCGTTCGGGTAGCCGCCCATGCGGGCGTCTCGGTCGTTCACCCCAAGCGGGGTGAGTATCTCAATAGGCTGATAAAGTCTAGCCATAACCTCTTACCAAACAGGAGGAAAGTCGCCATCTAGGAGAAGGGTTTGTGTGCTAACGCCTCTTCTGCCCCCCTGAATAAAATGAACCCTGTTTAGCTCTCTCATGTTTTTAATAAGAGCCCTACTCAACATCGGCCCTGGCCGACCACTCAGGGGGTGAAAAAGTTCTGCCAACGCAGGACCGGCCTTCTGGTGCCCATCATATTCCAACCACCGGGCGTAAACGTGCTGCATCCCTAGTTGCTGAACTTGGGCGGGCCAAATATCATCGTCATTGACCAAAACCGCAAGCTCCATGTCGCCCCTAACGGTGAGCGTCTTGCCCGCCGTGGAAGGGGTCAAATAGAGCCCCAAAGTCGTGTAATCAACCGCAATCTTGTTGGGTGGTAGCTCGGCGAGTGTCACGGCGGCTGAGTTGCTTGTGGCCGTAATAACGCCCACAGCCACAGCATCGAGGGCCGGACCATAGAGAATTTCTGTAAAGCTCAAGGAGCCCACCACGTCCGTTGTCCCGTTAAGGGAAAGTTCCTCCGTTCTCTCAATCCCTCCTACCAGCCCGGTTATCCTTATTTTTTGGGTGTCGTCGGACGCATCGTCTGAGGAAACCGTGACCACCGATGCGCTTGAGGGCTGATTCTTTACATTCCTCGTTCCGTTCAAATAGTAAAAGTTCGGGTAAGTGGTCGTGGAAGGATTTGGATCGCGGAGGTCAATCTCTTGGAGGTCTTTCGGAAACAGGTACTTTTCTATATCCGTCGTGAACTTGACAACCCTAATATCCGATATTAGAGGCGTAAGTCCGTATTCGGCTTGAGATGCTACGGTAACAAAGGTCCAGGTAAAACGTAGGCACCGCCAATTATATTGCATTAACCACTCGCGGGCCCCCTCGAACCAGTCCCCCATGTCTGCCGAGGCCGTGGAAATGGTCGTGTTCCTAATCCGACGCTGAACCTGTTGTTTCATCTGGAGGTAATTACGCATTAATCGTACCAGACCATGACGAATAGGTTGAGCGTGGAGCCCAGTTCATTGTTGAACCCGACGGCGGTCCCGTTGTCATAGATGTTGAAGGTAGTATCGTTATCCTCCGTGGTTCCGACATTGGCACCGCTTGTAGATATGAGCGTCACGGCAGCGGCAGAGGTAAAGGTAAACAACGCATACTCAGCATCACCAAGCCTTGCAAAGCCAAAGCCTCCATTTGAGGGGGCCGCCATTATGACTTTGCCCGAATCGGCAACGTCTTCCTGCGTGCCCCACCTATTGGTAGTTCCATTCAGGTTGTTCCAGGAGGAAATACCCTCACTCTCCGTCATGAGGAACATGGCCGCTTGGCCTGTGGCTATGTCCTGCGACCAGAGCGCAAAAGAGTCAATGCCTAAGGAGGTCGGCGGGGTTGCAGCATTATCGAAGGCTACTTGGCCAGCACCGCTAGTAACGTTCGCCCCAAAGAATGTTAAGTTTGCGGGGTTAAAGTCTAGTGTTCCTGACGCTATCATTGTAACGCCGCTATTGCCTTTATTGTCAAAGATTAACGTGCCGGTCGTGTCGGCGAGGTCGAAGCTTATCCCGCTGCTCGAAGTCGTACAGGTAAACACTAGGTCGGAGCCGTCGTACTCCAAAGTGCAGTCGCCGTCGGTGCCGAACTTGATTTTTTTGCTGTCCCTCCATGTAATATCCTTGTTTATCGTCGAGGGCGTCCCCCGAACACCAAAAACCGCCATTGCCACCTCCGGCCTGCCGACGTACAAGACCCGAGGAGCGAATTGATAGGCGAGAAACAACGCCGCAAGCAGAACAACGACGAAGCATTTGTTAGGCGAGCTTCGATTCTTATTTATGCGCTTCATGGCGTATCCCCCGGATAGCTGGCGTAGAGCACAATCACGCCGTCAGCGCTTGTATCCACGTCGATCTGAATCTTGTTCAAGTCATCCCTGAGCCCGCCAGCGTGCAAAACGCTCTGCCCGCCACTCAGGGGCGAAGGGAAATGCTCACCAATGGTCAAAGGATAAGCGTTGCTACTTGGAGGCATGTCGTCGCTTCCAACGTAGACGTTCGCCCCCGAGTTCCCCTGAATCGGCGTCAGGGTCCACCATAAGACCTTGAACGCATTAGGCTTCAATGCCTCTGGTGTCCCCGACGCCGCCACCGTTTTCCTAAACCAGCCGTAGCTCAAAACGCTCATTTCCCTTTACCTCTCTGTGAGAACATAAGCCCCCGACGAAACCACCACCGCCACCGTCGCTAGCTGTGCGACATGCATTGTGGGGTTAAAGAAGCTGTGGACTAGGATTGCTACAACCGCGCCCATGCACCGCCGGAGTTCGAGGCTCCCCATGAGCCCGCGTGCCCGCCTAAAGAGCCAGTAGATGAAGCCGAACACCATGACCAGCCCCACAAGCCCATGCTCGAACAGCACTTGTAGATACTCATTGTGGGCGTGGAGGTTCCAATTCGGCCCCTGATAACCAGGCTTACCTATGTTCTTCGGGCCAGAGCCGGGGTAATTGAACCAGTAGTGGCCCGTCTCGTCTTGTCCGCTGATATGAGGGAATATCTGAGCGTAGCCCGATGCTCCGTAACCTATCAACCATGCACTTGACTCGGGAAGGAACGCTTTTTTCTCTCCCTGAGTCAATGCGTTCGCTGGCAATGTCTTTCTCTGGCCTGGGAGGGGAACCATTTGAATGGTGGTTTTCCAAATCTGCCACCTGTCCCAATCGGCATAAGCCGGCCTGTCGATGAAGAGAACATACGCAGGAATTACACCTATCAGCCCCACCACCACCAGTCGGCGCCACCCTATGAGTAGCGTCCGGCCAGCGTAGGTGATGTATCCGGCCAAAACCGCGACCATCGAAGATGAACTCTTGGTCACTATCAGGGCACCGATAATCAGCCCGTAAATAAGATAATTGGGGAAGGGCCTGAACCGATCCAGCGTCAAGGGAAAGATGAAGGCCAAGTACGCCGCCATGTGCCAAGTATTCCCGACAATCCCGATGACGTGTTCGGGCTTCGCGTGGTGCCACTTAGGGTTTTTCAATAATGGAAGCCACCCAATCGCGGGATAGCCGGCAACGTGAAGTAAAACAATAGCTGCGTGGACAGACCCTATAATCACTAGAGCCGTGTTCACCTTGAAAACGTCAAGGCGCCCCAAGGAGCCGCTCAGAATAATCCATGCAAGAGAAAAGAATAAGGCCGAGTGGAAAAACTTGAGCCCGACAGGGTCTACATAAAAGAAAAGTTTTTGCATCGTGAAGGAAAGGGGATAGATAACCCCGAAGGCAGACCAAACGACGAAAGCGGCCAGCCACTTGCTCTGAGCAATTGTCTTGTCGCCCTTCCACATCCACCAACCTATAAGGCCGTAGATGGCCCAATAGGTCAGGAGCTCACGCGGAGTAGTAACCCTGTCCCCAATTGGGGGAACTCTAGCGTAACCCGTAGCCCCACCCTGCGGGATGAGGAAAAACGATTGTACCGCTAGAAAGAATATTAACCCTCTTACCATGACACCCTCCTTGCTTTGAGGCAGAAGAACCCCATTGACGAGGGGAGGGATGCACTTGAGCGGTGCCTCACGGAGGGTGCCTATGAGACTCGGCCCCTCCCCCCGTCACCGCGTTTATCGAACGTCGATGAAAACCCCGTTGGTGTTGGACGGCGCACCAGAGACGCTATCAGCAATAATCGTCCCTAGAATTGTACCCGCCGTACCAGCCGAAACATCCGCTACACCAAGAGTGGTAGAGGTCCCGAGGATGTCCCCGTTGACCAGGGTTCCGGTGGTCATGGCGAAGGCGTAATACCCGTATATCAACATCGCCGCCAACTCACCAGAGGCCACGGTCCCGCTCTTGGACGTAACGGCAGAGGCCGGACCAACAATGAGCCCCGCAATTAAGGGGCTGTCATTCGTATTCGATTTCTGTACGTCCACGCCTGGATTGGTGGCTCCAACCACCCACTCAACGACCTCGCCGGCAAACATTACACAGTTCGTAGTGCCGGCTGTGTGACAGACGTTCCGGACGTTTATGATGATCCAATCGGAATCCGTTCTTCCGATGGAACTCGGGGTTCTTATTGCCCATGCCGGCGCAACCATCACGAAGATGAGGGCCGACACGATGAGGCTTCTAAGTATTCGCTTCATCATCATTCCCCCTAACCCGTGATGTTGGTTGAGACGCCCTGCTTTGCGGCGTTGCTCATGGTTAACTGGGCAATCAGCACTATGGCCGAGACGGCCAGCCAGGGCTGATTGGCGGGCGAGGCCGGGGGATACATCCGGAAGTTCCCGCCCTTGAGAACCTTGATCCTGAGATACCGCGTATTCAGGAAGTAGAAGTGGTCCGCCGGACAATTCTCATCGTACACCACGGCGGCACCGTGAAACGCGGCGTTTGCGAAGCCGACCTTGGCAAGAAGCTCGTTTGTGCCTACGCGAGTCCTGTCCGTCGGGCCGGCTGTGTAGAAACGGTAGATCAGCGGTGTCGTGACACAGAAGTTTGGGCTGTCATTCGACCGCTTCGACGCATCGAGGTAGGTTTCCTCTAGGTGGTGCCAGCCATCGAGCCACGTCGCCTTGAATGACGTAAGCGCCGTGGTCTTGACCTGGTTTCTCCACCAAATGTTGAGGGCGTCCGACCTGTCGATGTCTCCTACCGTTCCGGTTGTCGGATCGTCTGCGATGAGAAACCTCAGCCCGTGAATCCGAGCCGAGTCAGACCCGTCGTTGAAGAGGTCAACCCCCAGGCCCTCGCCCATTGTGATTTCGGCTTGAACTTGGGTGTCGCGCACGATGTCCCCTAATTGATGGACACCGGCGTTTTGGAGAACTTCCCAGTCCTCAAGAACAATCGGGGCCGCACCCCTTACCTGGGTGTAGATGGCATGGGTGAAGCCTTCTTGAGGCGTCATGTCCAGAGTTCCCCATTTCTCGTAGTAGTCCCAAGAGCCCTTGCCGTACATCAGCCGTTCGCGGAAATCTCTGGCGCCCGTAACTTCCTTCATCTGGTCCTTGGCTCTCAAGAACCAGAATAAAGGTATCATCTTCGATACATTGTCCTCCATTACGGGCGAGAGCTCGAACAGCGTTTCGGCGAGGATCTTGGTTGTGATTTCCGCGCCTCCAATCGCCATTTAGCTATCCTCAAGCTGGCGGAATCGGAATCCCCAACCGAGTAAGGACTTTGTGATAGACGCTTTGGGTGACTTGCTCTTTCTTTTCCTTGTCCTCATGGGGGAGCTTGTCATACCATTCACGCCCTTCCGTGCCCACCATCTCTGGGGACACGCCTTCCCCGGAATGTACCGCAACCGTCAGCTTCTTTTCTGCGAGGAGCTTCACACGCTCTGCCTCCGAGGTCTTACCAGAGGCTTCGAGGAGTTCGGGCAACTTACCTACGATAATTTGCCCGTAAGCCTCTTCGGCGGTAATAAATCTGCCCGCCGCTCCTGCCTCTGCCTTGACCGCCGCGATCTCCGCCGAAAGTGCTTCCGGCTGAAACTCTGGAGGCACTTCCTTAATCGCGGAGACTTTGGTTTGCAGACCAACGGAGTGTTGCGACTCTAACAGCGACTTCACCATCTCCACCATCGGGGCCACCCTGGAACTATCCAGGCCCCCAACGGCTTTCGAAATCAGCCCTTCGATAAAGGCCACATCTTCGGGTTTGTAGTCCCCTGGAGCCTCTACCTCCGGCGTTGGTGCAGGACCACCATCCTCGGTCGGGCTTTTTAGAGCCGCAATTTGCCGGTTGAGATTCTGAATTTCCTCATCCCTGTCGGCAATTCTGGCGTCCTTGTCCTTGCCCTGCGCTGTCAGCACTTCGAGCGGGACCGTTCGCTCCTCTGGGTTACCCTTGTCGTCCACTTCTCCTGGCATTTTCCGTCCTCCCCATGGTCCGGCTTCGACCATCGCTATTTAGAGCCCGATATTTAGGGATGGGCGGGGTCGGCTGCACCCCGCCCGGTGCGACGGTTTGCCAACCGCCGCGTTTATAGCCCGTTACGCCCAAAAAGAAAAACCCTATCCGCCCGTTGCAACGGATAGGGCTATGCTTTCCCTTTGGACTTCCCCGCTGGCCGGCGGGGCGTTATCCTATGAAGAAGTGCCTAGTGTGTCGTCGGAAGAATTATTCTAGGCTCCTCGTTTTTCATTTTCTCCCTCAACGCATCGTAATAAGCGTCGAGCAATTTCTCTCCTATCTTTAAAATTCCGTATGCCCTGATGGGGTCGTTAAGCGGCCCCTCAACAAACGGAGGAGCATCAGGAGGTATTATTATGGACATCGTAATCGTCTCGGGCGGGGGTTGTGCCGCTCGAACAACCTTCTTCGGCTTTGCTCTCCGATTGGTCATCGGGTCAACCCCTTCTCCACCCGTTCAATGTCTCGCATCAGGGCTCGACGAATCAGAGCCGAAAAAAAGGCGGGCGGCTTTGTTCTTTCCTCGCAATCGTTGGGCCTGTGCCCTGGGTTCCATTTTTTACACCAGCCGCACTTCATATCTCGCCCCGCTCCTTCAATCGGGCCCGAGCCCTTTCCATCGCGTCCTTTATGTCCGGCTTCGTCCGGACGGTCTTGTGGACGCCCTCCTTACAATGAGGGAAATCTTCGATTGGCGCAAGCCCTTTCTTTTCAAACTTTCTATGCAGGTCGTTCTTGGAGGTAACGTACTGCCCCAATGAAGGGTTAAAATGGGGCTTGATTATTTGCACCGCTGGCCCGATGCCAGCCCGGTAGTGCTTGACCTCTCCTGCGGGAACGACCTTCTTTTGCTCCCGGCAATAGATGAATCGCTCCTTTACTCTCCTGCCCACAGCAGCCTCCAACGCTCCTTGTATATTTCAAGCACATCCTTCGCGCAATGAACAAAGTATCGTACCATAACCCTTACGGGTTTAGGAGTCGCCATTTTACCAAGCGCTCCCCGATAATGTCCAGCCTGTCCTCAGCCTTGGTCATTCGCATTTGAAGTTTGGCTAGAGACTTAAAAAGGTCCCGAGTGTGCTTAGAAGATATATCTCCGGATGCCTCCTCAAGGGCTATGATGCGCTCCCACTTCTGATTTATTTGCTCCATGCGGGCTTCGTTCTCTGCGTAAAGGGCAGACGAAGCGTACCAGTCGGCCCTTGCCTGATAGAAGCGAATGTGAAAGATGGCGGCGGTCCACAGGACAAGGATGAAGCCGCCGAGGAGCGCAAACCAAGGCCAATGGACTTTCAGGCGAAATCTCATTGCTGGCCCCCCGCAAGTGCCTGGAGTATGTTTGCTGGCTCTTGCCCGCCCTCTTCACCCTCCTCTAATTCTTGCTCGGGCGGGGGAAGGTCCACTAGGTAGTCCTCTGGATTGGGAAGGTTGTGGGCGGCGACGACATCCTCGAACATCCGGACGTAATCGGGGGCCTTTCCTTGAAAACCCAACGCTTCCCTCGTCGCTGGATTGATTGCAAGAGAGAACAAATCCGTCTTGAGAATCCTATCGAGCTCCGGGTTGGGCTGTTGCGACGAGCCGACCTTGACGGAAAAATGTACCTCTGCCCGAATGTCCTCCGATGGAATAACCGCCCTTTCCTGCTCCGCTTGGCCTGGGTCTGCAAACATCAGAGCGATGGGATAGTCCACGAACCTGAGAATCACCTGGACCAACCTTCGGGCCTGACCAGTCACAAAGTCATCGACTTTATCTTGGTCAACGCTCAGGGCTACATCGGAACCCTTTTCGATAAGAACGGCCTCGCCTTTGGTTTTTCTCCTACCCTCTCCCGATCTCTTGGCTTCCGAAATGCCTGTTGAAATTCTAAGGTCATTCAGTAACTGATTTAGGTGGATAAATGTCGCAGGGTCGATGCCAGGATTGGGCATTCCAGAAAAAACCTTGTTGGGGTCGTCCGTCGTTATGATAATGGAGCCAAGGTCGCCCTGCTTTGCCTGTCTAAGGGTGGCTTCATCTAAACCATCTGACCTTACTGCCAGCCTCGCAACAAACTTGTCAATGTGGGCCATAATCCTTTGCCGGATAGTGACGTACTCAAGCCTTACCGCTTCGTCTATCTTCGGTAGGGGGGTTCCGTAAACGTCTTTCCCTGGAGAAATGCAGGGCTGGAAGAAGTCGTAGGGGTGCCCGTCCAGCACTTCATAGGGATTGGCCGATGAATGAAGGAAGTCGCGGACCGTAGGCTCTATGATGTGAAACTGGTTGTTTTTCATATCATAGATTTCATATATTCGGATGATTTTATATTCCTCGTCGCCCGCGAAAGCGTCCCTATCGATGCCAAGCATCCTGCGTCCTTCGGGCATCTCGACAATATGAGTTCCTTGGAGGTTTTCGGTAAGTTCCTTCGGGTAGAGGGGGTTATTCTTAACGGTTGAGAGAAAGGTCGTAATTTCTTGACCAACCCATTGAAGTTCATCCATCTCCTTCGAGCCTACCGGAAAGAGCATATCGAATGGGGAGACATTTATTACGAAGGGCCTCTCGTCGGCGATAAGTTCGTGATATTTCTCAGGGTCAAGAACGCCCTTCTTTTCGTCTTTTAGGAGCCCCATCTGTCTCAGGCTTCGCTCGGTGACGGCGATGCTGTCCTCGTCTCTCTCATCTACGGCTTCAATGGGCTCGCCAAAGATTGCCTTGTACCCGGTCTTTGTTACCCCAAGGTTGGTGATTATTCCGTTTATGAGGGCCTTTTGGTTGGTCCTCTTAATTTTCAACTCTCGCTGGTAGTATTGGGCTAACGCTTCAATCATCGGCGCGAGTTCAATCACCCTGTCGGTGGTTTTCTTAACGATCAACTTGGGGTCTTGGAAGTAAATATGCCCGAGGAGGATTTTGGCGTTCGAGTAGAGGATGTTCACCCAGAAGTCGAAGTATTGTTGCATCTCCTCTGCGCCCCAGGTTATGACCCTTTCACCCCGAAGCTCTACAAAGAAGCGTATTACGCTTTCCTTCCACTCGTCCCGACGGGCAAGCGAAGCCCCGATGCGCCTTTTCCACATCTCGTAGGTGGGGGCGCCATTGGGGCCACCTGACGGCCTAAGCGTAGGACCGCTTGTGAGTCCTTCGGGACGTATGGGAAACCTAAGAGGCAATCAGATGCCCTCCCTGTGGCCTTCTGCCCTCAGAGCAAAGCCTCTCACGACCTCGCGCCGGAAATAGCCCGCCGCCGTCCACCGGACCTTCACTTGCAGATACATGGGAGGCTCTTGGGCTTGACACATATTGTAAGATGTAGGAGTTTCGTTAATCGTCATCGTCCCGATGCCTAGATAACACTTCGGGGCCACCCTAGTCGCCATCGTGGTGACGAACTCTGTAAAATCCCCCCCCGCAATGGTGTAGCCGCTCGAACTCTTGATAGGGCTCAACCACGACCCCCCATCAAAGTGAGCAGTCTCTACGATAATATCTTCGGCATAGGACGAGGAGGGATTGTAGATTTTCCACACCACGCGCAACCAATCGTTCCCGGCCTGATTGTGAAACTCGAAGCTCGATATAGTCACCCGCAAGGGCGTGACGGGGGCAAAAAACCAAACCCCAATTCCGCCGGCCAAGAGAACGATCAGCAGCCAAATGTACCACTTCTTAATCATCGTAATGCTCGCTTACTTCCCAAGCTCCCCCAGGAGTCTCTGAATCTCGATGCGAAGGTGCATGATCTCGGGCTGGACCTCGCCTTGCTTAATCCGGAGCTTTTCCTTCGCCAGCGCCGGAATGACGTACTTCTTGGCGAACGTCTCAACGACCATGCACTTGACCATCGCATTGACCGCCGCCGGCTTCATCGTCGGGGGAAAGAATCTCGACGTTTCGGCCTTAATCTCGGCCATGCTGAGATAGACCAGGCCGAGGGCCATCTCCCGACCGGCCTTCTCCAGTTCGCCGCTGGCGCGATCCGTAAACTCCTCAAGCAGTTCTTCCCGTTCGCTCTTTGGAAAGGCATCGTTCTCGTCGATGCTCTCCAAGGTCTTGAGCTTCGATTCCGTAACCTTCAAAAGCTCTCGGGTCTTGTCGAGGAGTTCCTTCTTCTTCGCGGCCTCGAGTTCCTTGACAACCGCATCTGCCTTTTTCTCTAACGCCGTAGTCGGAGTCATCGCCTACCTCCCCTTCACCCTGCTCTGGCTCTTCTCGATGCCGCCGGGGTTGCTCCCCTTGCCGACCTTCTGCGGGTTGCCGGTCGACTTGGACGGACCCAACCTCGGGGGCGACGATGGCTGCTTGTGAGAACCCTTGTCGATTCCTTGTCCTTTGCCAGGATGCTTAGGCATTTGCTTCTCCTTCCGCTTTTTCGATGTCAATAAATTTCCCCTTGGAGCCGACTATCATGCTCCCAGGGGGCAAGTCCTTCTCCACCGTGACCTCCACGGTCACATTTGGGGCAACAGCAATCTTTATCTTGACGGGAACCGCCCCCACCCCCTCCAACATGTCCAACCACGGCTTTTCGTAATCGCAACTACGGCAGTAAGCCCGTATCTCGCCGCCGAAGATGACCGACTCAAGCGGCTCCTCGCAGTCAGAACAAAAAACCAAGCCGTCACCAGCGGATATGGGGGTCATGCCTTCATCCTATACGCTACGTCGGCAACAATGTCAAACGGCGGTTGGGGTTAATCCATGACATTAAGTGTTCTCGGCCTTCTCCATCGCGCAATGAAGGTGCCTGTGCATATTATCCTCCATGACCACCAGATTGCTATGGTCGTTATTTAGCGGATTGCCGTCTATGTGGTGGACAACTTCGCTTTGCTTTAGTGGGCGACCTAATATTCCTTCAACAAGGGCTCGATAGTCGAAGGTCCTTTGGTGTTTTCCATCAACAAGGCGGGAGACCATTCTGCGTCCTTGGTTGGTGATGTAACCTGAACCATTGGGCGCCTTTTCTCTTGCAAGGAGGCTTCCGTACCTAAACCAACGCATATAATGTTTTTTACACCACCCGCGCGCATAGTGTTCCGCGCCGCAACCCTCAATAGAACAAGCCCGCTGGCGACTCATGCCCCCTGCCCACACTCGGCTTGCCACCAGTTCATCTTGCCGAGCCTTCCGGGGTTGCCTCCGCCGGGGGGCTCATCCCGAACCCCGAAGCCCGCGATATGTTCCTCGGTCCACGGGAACCCTGTCCTCGGGGAAACCCGGAGCACTACACCTTTGTCGCACTTTATGCAATACAACGAACCGCCTTGGCGCGGCCTTTCCCTTTTGCCTGTTGGATTGAACTCGGTGCCGACTTTGTAGGTCCACTTCGTTAATTGGCCCAAGGCGTGGCCCAATGCCGACGCCTTCCCCCGGGCTTTCTTCTCAAGCTGTGATATGGTTGTCGTCATGGTTTATTTCCTCATTTTTATGGCTCGCATTTCGTAATATATCACAGTTATACTAAAGATGAACCACATGGCGAAGATAGCTACAGCGCTTATTAAAACCCAAAGGGAGCTAGTCATTTTTTCTCCCTCGCAGAGTCCCGTATGCGACGGGAACCCTCGGCCTTCCTTCTGGTGTCGTGCTGCGACTTCACCTTGCCGGACGATTTCTCCACCACCGCCCACTTCGATCCGCGCTTTACAACTTTGCTCGGCATTTCTCACCCTCCTTTCATGCGAGTAACAACACCGACAAAACGAACATCACTTCCAGCGAAAAAAGAAACACGCACCATAGGAATAGGTCAAGGCTGCTCATAGAGCAAATTCCACCTGCCTTTTCGCCCGCCGCTTCAAAACAGGGCAGTATTGCGTGGTAATGATGGGTTCATCGGTGAGCCAGCAATACTTGTAGTGAAACTCCCCGGCCTCGAATTGGCCGCAGTGGGGGCATTTGTAAAAATCCTCACGGTTGCGGTCGGTCATCGGGGCTCCTTACCAAACTCTGCGTCAATTATCTCTTGGATTATTTCGGGCTCATCGTTAAGGTCAAAGCCAACCGAGGGCGCGCCGATTCTCCAACTATAGTCATAGTTGAAAGGACGAAGTGGGAGCATCCTGAAGGCGGGCTCCTTGAAATCCTCTCCGTCAAGGGGCCACACTAAATGAGCCAAGCCGCAATCACAACATGAGAAAACCGTCCTGTTGGGAACGTAACACACCCTATCTGTTCTGTATTGAAACCTCTCGCCCCACGGCATGATTCGGTCCCTAACTCGGTCGAGCCTGATGAGAAGTTGCGTGACGACCTTGTAGCCGAACAACCTAATCCTTGGGTTCTTCATCACTCTCCCCTTGCCGCCACACGGTTGCGCTCAGTCTGCATTATCATTTACACCCCCGCAGGGGGAAGGTCTGACGCCTCCACATATGCGAGCCGCCTCCCAAGGGTCCGCCACATCATATATCTAGGCTGAAAAAGACGCCCCAGATGGAGCGCCTCATACCTCGCAAAAGCGTTTACGTCTAGGGCTTCCCAAGCCGTCGCCGGAATCCCCGCGTTTGCCCACCAGCGATCATCCATATGCGCCTCTACGTTTCAAACCCACGCGGTTCTCCCGCTCTAAAATCATCCTACCCACAACCTCGGCCACCTGTGGCACTACGGCGTTTCCAAGGGCTCTAAGGCGGTCCACCCGATTGGGAACCCCATGAGCCACTCGACCCAATAGGGGTTCAGCGTTCCACCAGCCGTCGCTACCAAGTTCTCTCCACCCTGCCAATATGGCCGCCTTGCCGCCCCCAAAAATGTGCGTGAATCCCTCTGCGTCGGCGTGGGCCACACCTTGACCCAGTTTCGTAACCGCCATTGGGAGGTCTGGCCCTTCTCCTCGTATTTCTTCCACCCCTCTGCGCTTCCTTTCCGACCCGCATCCTCTACTGTTATCGTGGGCCACCTCCTCACGTCCGTCCTCAAGCTCCGTCCCTGTCCCCCGCCTGTACTCCCCACCGAATCCCAACTCGCTGGAGTAGCCCACAATGAACACTCTCTCTCGGAGGTGCGGCGCACCAGCGGACTCAGCTGAAATGACATCCCACTCCGCGTCATACCCGCCCTCGGCCAAGTCTCCGAGAACTCGTCCAAACCCTCGAACAAGGAGCCCTGGGACATTCTCCAGCAAGACGATTCGGGGTCGTACCTCGCAAATGATTCGGATGATTTCGGGCCAGAGCCACCGTTCATCTTCCTCGCCGAGTCGCTTGCCGGCAGTAGAGACTGGCTGGCACGGGAAGCCCGAAGCGATGCAATCCACAACTCCACGCCAAGGCTTACCGTCGAAGGTCTTGAGGTCTGTCCAGATTGGGGCATCGCAGAGCAGACCATCTTTGATTCGACTAATAGTGACAGCCACGCACCAAGGGTTTTTCTCAACGTAGCAGACAGCTCTAAAGCCTCCAGTTCGATGAAGGCCAAGCTCGATTCCTCCAATGCCGGAACATAGACCCAAGACATTTAATCTGGCCCCTTCATCCATACGCCCCTCGCCTTTTCACCGAAATCCCGTCGCCCGCCTTAGCTGTAGGCCCCCCGACGTTTCCGGCGCGGCCATCACACCCCCGCTATTGCAAGGTCCCACGGGTCGGAGTAAGTGAACCCGTAGGCCCACCACAGCATGTATTTGGGCTGATTAAGAAACCGGCGCTGGACGGCATCCCAATCGTGGTGCGAGCCCCCCCGAGCCGCGGGCTCTTTCAACATCCGCAGGCCCTCCTTCACGCCAGCCTTGAAGGCCTCAAGGTAGTCAATGGGGGCGTTCAGGTCGTTGTGCCACCACCTACCCATAAGCCCCACGCCTCTTGAGCCCGATACGATTCTCCTTCTCTATCTGGTCAATAAAATCATCGAAATTTATCGCAAAGCCCTCCGGGCGCTCATCCGGCGGATCAACATACGCCGGCAACTCCATCAGGCCCTTCCATGCCAAGGCCAGGGAAAACACCCGGTCATCGTGCCCCCCCGTACCGGCCTCATACTTCCCGGCCTTGTTCCGCACAAAACCGATACACTCGTCCAGCGCATCAGAGTCGGGGACAAAGATTTCCTTGTCCCTTATCGCGCCCGCCAAGAAGTCAATCAATGGACCGCGCGTAACAGAAGTCGTCTTGAACCCCATCTTGCGAGTCTGACGACGACCGCGCTCCTCCT